TAGATGGATTAAAAGCTGTATTCAAAAAAGCGTCTCAACTATCTATTCCTATGGTTCTTGAAACACCTGATATTCATCCATATGTTAATAATATTAAACAAGATAAGTGGTATGTTTAATTTTTAAAAAATATATATGAGGTTATATAATGACTATTAATAAATATTCCAAATACATAGAATATTTATTAATTACAGTAGTGTTAATAATTGGAGTTGTTACTTCAATGTATAAAATAAGACATCCATTTTGGGATAAACAACCTGTAATGAGAGAAAATAATACTAAACTGGGAAAAATTATAGAAGTAAATCCTAAATTTAACATAAAATTGCATAGTAATCAAAAATTATATGTAAATAATTATCCATATTCAAAGATTTATAGTTTTCTTAATAGCAATTTTTCAAACAATTACAACATAAATGAACAATATTTTAACTATGTTTATAGCAAAAATAAATCATTTAATATTGTTCTTGAGCAAGAAAAAGAAATTATAGGATTTATTTTAACCTATCCAATCAAGATTACAATTAATAATAGTGTGATTGATTTTTATTATGTAGATTATTTATGTATTGAACCAAAAATGAGGAACAATTACATTGCAACCGTTATGATTGCCTCACTAATTAATTTAATACCCAATAAACCCTTTTTATTTCAGATAGATGATGGTAAATTACCTTTTTTACCATTTTTAGATACTAAATTTTACATTAAGGATTTAACGTATGTTAAACCAAATAAATCCGGAAGTGTCAAATGCATAACACCATTTAACTTTTACAAATATTATGACTACGTAAATAGTTTATTAAAAAGACACAAACTGTTTCATTTATACAATAAAAAAGAGTTTTATGAATTATTTTTAAAAGACAAAATACTTGATTTGTATATTATATCTAACACATCTGGATTAGATACATGTGTTATAGGTAAAAAAAATATTTACACAGTTTATGGTAAGATATATAATTCATTTGAAATTGATTTAATTATCGGCGAAACTCGCTACCCAACCGATGTGTATGAGCATATATCGAACTATCTTAAATCTCTTGGGTATAATTACATTGTAATAGCAGGAATATCTACTAATTTTGCTTTTATAAAAGATAATAAATTTATACCCACCAACTCTTTACGATTTTACACATACAATTATAATATACCTATTCTGAATCAAAATGATTTTAGTTTAAGTATTAATTAGCTTACTTAAAGTTTGTTTATTATTTATATTAATATGACTGCTAATATATTTGGTAACTTGCTTGTTTGGGGGTTAATATCCGGTACTCTTTTATCATATCTTCCTCAATACATTAAAATATACAACACAAAAAGTGTTAGAGGTATAAGTGAATCAACGATAGTTATGGGTATATATAGCTGTGTATTCAATATAATTGGAACAATTCAAGAGGATTATGAAAGTTTAATTCATTGTAGACAAAATAATGATTGTTATGATAAAATTATACCCATTATACAATTAATATCTCCTGGGTTATGTTTTACTATTTTGTATCTATTTTATGTATATTATAATATTCATAATGAGGACCAATCACTTTTATATGGATACCAAAAGTATACAATAAGACGTGCATGGTATAACTTATATGCGAATATCACTATTATAACTATATTTATTCTTACATCAATTAATCTAAAATATAAACACATCAATACTATAGGTAAAATATTCAATATCATTAGCATGGTATTAAGTTTAATCATGTGGATTCCACAAATTTACACTACATATAAACTTCAAACGGACTATGCTTTGTCACTTATCGCACTAAGTATACATGCATTTGGGTGTTTGTTAACAATCGTTTATCAGTACGGTATCGCCAAACAATCTTTCTTGGTTATACTGAACTATTTGGTAGGCGGAATCTCTGAAGCCAGCATAGTTCTTATAGTTCTCTATTATCGACGTAAAAATAAACTAAACTATCATGATTATCCTAAATCATTGTACAATCCTAACTCTGAATACACGACTCTTTGATTATAATAACAATTAAATATTTAATTGTTAATATATTAATTATTTTAAACTAAAATAGGAAATTATTTAATCAGTTTTTGGTACTACTCGGCTGAGAAGACCGTTGATGTTCATGAAAGTGTAGTGGCTTTTTGGATCGAGGTTGAAAAGTTTAGCGAGTGTCTTATCAGCTTTCCATGATTTACGGTTGTCTTGAAGTTGAAGTTGTTTGTCTTTAATGTAGGCAGAAACTGCTTTCATCATTACTTGACGAGTGTAACCAGCTTCGTTTTTATCTACACCATGGCTTGTAAGGAATTTTTCCATTTCCTTAGTTACACCAACTGGCTTTTGTTTTACAGTTCTACGTGGTTTAGAACTTTTAGCAAGACGTTTTTGTTCTTTGTCTACTTCAGTTGCTAATTTTTTAAGATTCCTGTGCATTTCACGGGTTTGTTGCGCTTGTTGGGCAGCCATGTCTACGAGGGCTGTCAACATTTGTTGAACGGTAGATTCAGTAGTAGTGGATTCAGATTCTTGTGTTTGTACTTGGGAGCTCATTATTTATGCTTATTAATACACAAATGTTTTTAAGTATTTATTTTTGGGTGTTTTATTAAGAATATTAAAATTTAATTGTACTTAAAGTGGAGCATTATTCCTGATTTTAATTATTTTGAAGAATATTGAAGTATTTTTAAAATATAGAAAATTAATTAAAGATAAAAACGATATAGAATATATATGGATAACAAAAATCACAATGATCATAATAAACAATGCAGTAGTATGAGTGCTTCTGAGTTAGACCATAAAACTGATTATTGTTTAACTAATCTTAAAATATTGGCTAAAATAAAGGTCGGTGATAAACTTTGTTTTGATGATACTTTGCAGCATTTCTCTCTTGATGAATGGAGTTACACCCAACCATTGACTCGCTGGTGGTCAAGTGAGGGACGAAAATCAACAATTAAATCACTTGATGAATTTATTGCTTCGGTTTTCTTAACAATTGACAATATTTATTCTAATGAAGTATCAGAAGTCTATAATGGTGTTGAAAATACATATTATTCTCGTATGGCTACATCAAATCATGTTTTTAAGGAAGAAAACACTAATCTTTTGTTATCTTTTGTAACTGAATTACGTAACGCAATAAGTGGTATCAATAACCTTAAACAAACTTACAATACAGATGTAGGTACAGTATCTGCATTGGATATTATAATTGAAAAAATGAATGTCCGAGTCAAAAAAATACAAGGGATTTTACAAGTTCAAAGTCACAGACAAGATGAAGGCTAAAATAAAATTAGCATCAAAAATACTATAAACACAAGAATATTACATTTATTTATCATTGGATAAATAGGTTTAATAAAAACATTATCCTTATATTCTACAATGTTATTATCAATAACTATTGTAATAATTGCTGAGCATGCAAAAATAAATATAGCTTTAAGTAATCCCATTTATATATGTTATACATAGAAATTATGTCAAAAATCCGATATAGTTTTAAAGATTAAAATTTATTATAAGTCATATGCGTAAAATTGCCATTGTTGCTATGAATAATTCCCGGTCTATCGGATACAAAAATGACCTTATTTATCGTATACCAACAGAGCTTAAACATTTTAAAAATATTACGAGCACAACAAAATATAAAACTATTCCTAATATGATTGTCATGGGGAGAAATACTTTCGAATCAATGAATAGTAAACCTCTTAATGGGCGATTTAACTGTGTTATATCAAGTCAGTCAAATCATCTTAACAACGAAAATAATTTCCCTAATCTTCGTTTTTTCCCCGATATTTCCTCATTAATTGATTACAGTGAAGAATTTCATAAAAGTTATCAAAATATGTTTATTTGTGGTGGTGAAAGCATATATAAATATTTTATAGACAATAATCTACTTGATTCAATGATTGTAACTGAAATTGACGATGATAGAAATCTTGAAAACGACATTAAGTTTCCGTTATTTAATAACTTTTCGTGTGTATCATCGCAATTATATGAAGAAATTCCTGCCAAATATATTCCTGAAAATAAACCCATATTTCTAAGTTACACTATAAATCACTATATTCCTAATTATAATATCAAAACACTCGCCGTAAATTCTAAAAATCGCTCATTGGAAATTGATAAATCTCATGAAGAATACAAATATCTTGATGCTTTAAGTGAAATCATGAGATCTGGAAATATACGAAAATCACGGAATTCAGAGACAATTTCTAAATTTGGTGTAGATTTACGATTTAATATTTCTAAATCATTCCCACTTCTTACCACAAAAAAAGTATACTGGAATGGTGTTATAAAAGAACTATTGTGGTTCCTAAATGCAGAAACGGATTCCACTAAATTATCTAAAAATAAAGTCAAAATCTGGGATGGAAATTCATCTCGAGAATTTCTTGATTCTATTGGGTTAACCAGTAATCGTACAGGTGACTGTGGACCGATTTATGGTTATCAATGGCGGCATTTTAATGCTCCTTACAAAACTTGTGATGACGATTACACAAACCAAGGTGTTGACCAACTACAAAATATTATCGACCTTATCAATAACGACCCTATGTCTCGTAGAATGATTATGTCCGCGTGGAATCCGTGTCAATTAGAAGAAATGTGCCTGCCACCATGTCACGTTATGTATCAATTTTATGTTCATGTTGATTGCAATGGCGACAAACATTTGTCTTGTTCAATGTACCAACGCTCAGGAGACATGTTTTTGGGTATTCCATTTAATATTGCATCTACATCATTGTTAACTTACATGATAGCGCATCACACTAATTGTATTCCTCATGAAGTAACAATCAAAATTGGTGATGCTCATATCTATAAAGACCATGTTGATGCGGTAGCTACTCAACTCAAACGTAATCCAGTAGAATTTCCTCAACTTAATATTCTTTGTCCTATGAAAAAAAATATAACCGATTACACTGTAGATGACTTTAGGATTGAAAACTATAATCCAGCACCAACAATTAAAGCAAAAATGATAGCTTAAGAACTATTTAAGCATAATAAATATTAATATGTGATATAATATATACATGTCTGAAAATGTCACCGATAATATCTCAACGAATATACCGTATAATTTCCCTACAGCAGTTCCAATTATTTCTTCTTATTCAAAAATTACATTAGTTTGCCGTAACTGTAATGCTGTATTTCAACGTCCTACGTCTGTTTCCCCTGCTCATAATGAATACTATAGATGTAATAAGTGCAAAGGTATTCAGTCAATGAATTTTTTATCGTTATGTACTATTCAATGAAATTAATCAATTAACTTATTAATATAAATAAGCTAATTGCTTACATGCGTCCGTGCATAATTTGCTCAACTAAGGTATACACTCCAAAACATAATATACCAGTTTCAACAACTAAAATAATTTTTGGTAAATCAAGCCACTTACGTAACATAAATGGTTTGTTTTCTTCACCTTCTGCTTTTTTGACAGTTGGTAATAATTTTTCTAAATCTTGAATTAGATAGTAGCCAATTGCCATGGCTCCAAGCAAGAAAATAAGACTAAAAATTATAAAACATACATTATATACCATACTACCACGGCCTCTATAGTATCGTGAATAACCTAATAATGCCATTGACAAAGAAGTGTATAATCCCATATTACGGAGAGTGGTGTGATACATCATGATTAAATCTTTTTCTGTGTACTTCATTAATATAATATAATAAAATAATTTTTTTTCTAAGTTGAAAATAATAATTGACAAGTATTGTCATATATTTTAAGTATATTGTATGTAGTGTTGTAAATTTTTATATTGTATTTTACATTTTTTTTCCCTTCTGATTCATATAGCGTTGTATTTTTAAATTTAATTTCTAATATAGCATCTTTAATATTACTAAAGTTACATGCACCCGATGGTTGGTATTTTTCGGGTTCAAGCGAAAAACTATAAACTAATACTCCATCTTGTCTATTAGAATGACACATATATGGTACTATATTTTCATAATAAGTATTTTCACGAGATGCTTGCCTAATATCTCCATTAAATTTAATTTCAATACTTTCAACTATATTAGATGTAAAATATCTATAATTATCTGCCGTAATAGCTGGAATATCATTTATATCTCTATAATTCCATATCTTTAAAATCTCACTTATATCATCTATTGTGAATGCTTGTTCAGATTCAATATACCTATCTTCATCAATATTTAACTCATTTTTATCAATTTTTAGATCAGCAGTTTTATCTCTATCAGTTCTAAATAAACCCAACTTTGAAAAATTTTTGTTAGGCATTGTATTTATTACCTCTAATAAATGATTTTGATAATTATATATATTTTCTTCTTGTCCTTTGTAATCCAAGTTAGAAAAATTTGTAAATTGATTGTTTTCGATAATATCATCACGATATGGTACAATGTATAATTCCTTTGTTGGATTAAATAATCTTAATTCAATTGTTTCAGCGTTATATAAACCAATAAATTCACTATTTTGAACACGCTCAATTAGATATTGGTGATCCATGCTTTTGATAATCTTTCTTTCTTGTTCATCTAAATATACATATTCAATATTTAATTTAGGTTTCAATGGCCAAAAATTATTTTCATTACTTTCCAAAAAATATTTAATTTCATCTGTTTTTTTGAAAGGCGCTTTTCTTTGCTCATAATTAATCGTATTATTATCATACAATATCTCGTTATTTTTACCAATTTTTTGCTCACCAGAATGATCAATTACGTTTCCATCAATATCTAATGAATTTTCTAAAATCAATTGTTTTTTTTCAATAACAGTGTAAAGTTTATTTATTGCTTTTAACTCAATTTCTACCTGAATTTTACTTTTATCTAATGAAATAACTGGTAATTCTTGACCTCTATATTTAGTGAACCATAAGGGAATAGGTACTATAATTTTCCTTCCAATTATGGTAGGAATATTTTGATTAAACTTACCAGCAAAATACTTATTATCAACCTTACCTCTTGTTCTTTTTACATCATCTATATTACCAATAATTTGATTATATGTATTTAATTTATCATCACTCAATAAATTATTGAAATAAATAGATATGTATTCTCCCTCTATTTTTTCAATTAATGTATCATTTATATAAAATTTAACATAATTAATGATAGATGTTCCTATGCTATCAATCCACTTAAACTTATTATCAATACTGCTATAAATATCTGGTAATGTAAATTCAAAATAAATTTTTGATAATAAGTCACCATACTTAGGTAAATTTACAAATAATCTCGTTGGTTGTTCATAATTTAAATATTGGACTGAATCAAAATTCACAAATTTGCTTTCGATTGCAAAATTAGAATATTTTTTATAAACACATTTAAAGAATGATATCTGTGGATTTCCATTAAAAAATGTATCTTGATTTCCCATAGCAACTAGTTGAAGTAAAGCCCCAGTCATTTATAATATATAAATTTTATAATCTTTAATTATATTTAATTTCTGAATAATAAGTCTGCCATGCCTGATTTAATCTCCAAAATATTGTAATACCTAAAATAAATCAGTATATTATATAGGTAATTTTCTCCATAATTAGATGGTTCTTTTGTATTTACATCTAATGTTATACCACCTAAGTGTTCGAAATTAATTTTACCACCAGGCTGATACGAATCAGGATATAATGAAAAACTATACATATTTATGTTTTTAATATAATTATTATGATGCATGAACTGCTGTAATAAATTATAGTAATTCATATTTCTTTTGTTGATTCTTTTAGTTTCATCAAAAAAAAGAGACATATCTTTAATAATTTCATCGCTATAAAAAGATTGCTTTTGTCGTGTTATAACTGGTATATTGTCATAATTTCTGAACTTCCACATATTTAGTAATAATTGAATATCTGAATCTGTTAAAGTATCGCTTTGCCTGAGTACTAAATTTTCGTCAAGCAACTTCCATTCATCCGAGTTTAAAGTCATATCTGTTGGCGAAACAAATCTTGATAAATTTTCAACAAGATTAGTATTTAAGCTATTAGGATCATTAGTGTCCTCATAAAAACCTGCTTTTGCAAGTTGTAATAAATAATTTTGCATATAAAATACATCCATTTCAGAAAAATCTAAGTTAGAAAAATTTAACCAATTATTTGTATTATTAATATCTGTCCGCTGTGCTGCAACAATAAATTCCTTACACATATGTTGAGGGAGCTCAGATGATAATCCTTCTTTTAATGAAATTTGTCCAGCAACACTCTTTTCTTTATATATTTTAATAGGTTCTACCAAATATTTTAGAGTAGAATTGTTAAATTGTTTAGCTTCTTCATCATCCAAAAATATATATGTAGTATTTAAAACTGGATTTATATCCCAGGATTTATTCAAAAAAATATTATTTACACTCGTATTATTTAAACTTAATTCACTTATAGATTTTAAATATGAGTAATTTTTTAAATTATTCACACTTGCATCAGCGCGACTTGTGTCATAGTAATTAAGTAGTTCTTTAATAGGTCTTAATTCAACTTCCAAAATAACATCATGATATAATAAATTTTGTATGGGCAAAGAACACCCTACATTACGGTGAAACCAAAATGGCAAAGGAATAATTATTTTTTTATCCAATATTGAAGGTACATTATTATGTTGAGCGTTAATATATTTTTTTGAATCACCTTGTTTGGTGTATAATTTATCTCCTCCTGAAAACCTATTTCTATTCACTATATGATTCATTTCTCTACGCATCTTTTTTTTCTCACTTGTCTCACTTAGATTATTGTAAATATACATATATTTATCATCGTAACTCTCTATGATCTCTCCACCGATTAATATTCTTGCATTTTTAACAATAATTTCACCAAGGTTTTCCGCCCATTCATACTGAATATTATCCTTTTTATTGACTATTGCAGGAATATTAATCTCTAAAAATATTTTATGAATAAGATTACCGTTTTTTCCAAATTTAAGTTTAATATTTGTTACATTGTTAAAATCTAATGTATCTATTTTTTCGAAATACTGGTCAATAGATTGTAAAGCAAAATTAGAATATTTTTTATACACTTTCTTAAAATAACTTATCTCAGGATTTTTGGTTAAATGATTATTTTCTACACCAACTGAATATAATTGTAATCTTGAACCACCCATTTATAATATAAAAATAAATTTCCTTTAGTTATTAATTACTTAATTAAAGACAAGATTAATATATTTTATTAACATGTCATTAACTAAAAATCAAAATGCATATGTAATATGTCAGACAATGCTACCTATTTTATACAGTCTATACATATCTCTAATGAGATATAAAAATAAAATCACACATAGTTTTTTCTTATCTTATTGGTTTGGAATATTACTTAGTTTAATTTGGCAAGTACCCGAAGCAATAGCCGGAGATTCATTCATGCAATATAGTTTCAATCACCCATTAGAAGGTTATTCTCATATTTTTACTGCTATCATAAACGGTATTATTTTTCACACTGGACTTTATTTGGCTCACGTGTTTACTAAAAATAGATTTTGTGGTTTATCACAACTTGGAATGTTAACATTATGGTGCCTTGGTATCCAATTTTTCAGTCAACTTATTTTTAACAATACATACTGGAAATACACTGAAAATAATAAATACAATATGGAAGTTTTTAAAACTGGTAGTGTACATCATATGGCTGTACCCTATCTTATATGGATTATATTTTCAATTTGGTATTTAACTGGAGCATATAGTTTAGCAGACAGATATGGTAAGTTATACATTGATTACCTTGGTAATATGAGAGAAAGTCTTAACACAAATGATTCACTATATACAACTAGTACACAAATAGTAAAATTATAAAATAATAGCTTTTATTATTTCATAGTTTAAGATATTTATAATCTACTTTGGCAACTTGACTATATGACAAATACTCATCAACTAATTCATTAAATACTTCGCTAAATTTTTTAGCACTGGTAAGCGTTGGAAATTTAATTTTTTTCCATAAATTATTAGTTTTTCTATCAATCAAATCTACAATTAATGTGTTATTATTGTAATATGACTGTAAATCATACAATTGTCTACCTGATTTTTCTTGCGTAAATTTATCATTTTCTACACAAATTTCTCCATTTGGTAAATAATAGATTACTTTGGGATATTCAACTGAGCCAATTACTTCATAAATTTCTAATCCTTGTGTAAACAAATCTACCACATTTCGATTTGTTTTACATTTTTTTTTACTTATCTTGCTATAAAAATCTTTTGCAGAAATATGTTTTAAATTGATTAGATTAATGCTCATTTATATCTAATATTTATCAATATATTTAAGTATTAATAATTATTTATTCGCGTAAATTAATCCACCCATTCCATTTTGAATATGAAGTATATTATAGTTTATAAAATATGTATTAACATTATAATTATAATCAATTAGTTCACCATTCATGCTTGTATTTTTCATTCTAAAATTAAAAGTTATGTTATTGATTTCTGATAAATTACAAAACCCACTTGGTTTAAATTGCGATGGGTAAAGTGAAAATGGTACCAGTAAAACATTGTCTAAATAACTTCCTTCGTAATTAGTCAAAATTGGCTTACTGTTATAATATATTTCATCTTGAAAACATTGTCTTTCTACACCATCAAGCTCTATACGCATTTCATTTATTATAGAACTATTATAAAAGCTATAATTAGTTTGATTTATATCAGGTATCTGATTATACTTTCTGTATTTCCATATTGTATTAAGTTCATTCTTTTCATTAATGGATAAATTATTTCTATCAGAGATGTCTTGATAATCACGGTAATTTATATCTATGTAATCATGGTTAGAAAAATTAAACCACTCATTTCTATTACTTATATCCGACCTTTTGGGAACAATAATAATTTCTTTAACAGGATGATAATGCTTCATTGAGACCGTATTAATACCTGAAATGTTTGAAATTTCTTTCATTTGAACTTGTTCAATTAAATAATGTTGAGTATTTTTAACTATGAAATTTCTTTCTTTATTATCTAAAAATACATAATTAATCTCAAGCTTTGTATTAATATTCCAATTATCATCGATATAATCATTTATACTCGTCAAATCACTTGGTTTACTATAATATGTTGCAGAACCACTCAGAGAATCATCATCGTATTCTTTGATTATTAGTTCCTTTAATGGCCGCAATTCCAATTCTATATGAACTTCATGATATTTTAATGCGATAAGAGGCAATGATAATCCTTTATCACGATTAAACCAAAACGTAAGAGGTACAATTAATTCTGTCTCATCAATAGAAGAAGGACTATCAAAGTATTTATTTAAATATTTCGTACCTTCCTCTATGAATTTTATTGAATCCAAGTTAGAATTTTTATAATTACCATCATAATCCATTGGATTAAATAATTTATGAGTGTTCCCTGTCATTTCATTAATTAGTTCATTTTTCGATTGAGAGCTATGTAATTTATGATAAATATAAAGATATTCCCCAGTTACACGTTCTACCAGTGTATTTTCAATGTAAATTGCTGCTGATTTAATCATAGTAAAGCCTAAATTATTAACGTATTTTATCCTTCCATTTTTTTCATTGCTATAAATTTTAGGTAATTTGCATTTAAAAAATATATCTGTCATAAGGTCACCATTTCTGGGAACACGTATTTTATATTTAGTATTTGTATCAAAGGATAATTTATTTACAGGCATATTTTCTTCAATTTCTTTCAATGGAGTGCATAAAACTTCATATGTTGACATTGTAAAATTGCTATATCTGAAATACACCTTTTTGAAAAATTGAATATTGGGATTGCCGGTAAGATATTCATCTTCATTGCTTTTGATACTTAATTGAAGTAATCCTCCGCCCATTTATTATATAACTATATTATCCTTTAATATAAATTTAAAATTTGCCAAATAAATAGGTAAAAATATTATCTGCAGTAAATATCTCAACTGACTTATCATTAATCATAAATAGCCATTGTCTTGGAATGACTAAGATATTGTACTCTCTTACTATAATATCAATTGATTTAACCTTTTTATAGTTTTTTTCTTGAAGAGTAAATTTTTGAAATAAATGATCTTTGCCTTTTTTACTAAATAAATTTTTAAATTTTGGATTTATCAATTCTACAACTATTTCACCTTTTGGGCGTAACAATAAAAACTCTTTACTATGAGCTATATATTCCTTTCCAGTGTTATACAAATTGTGTTTTTTGTTAAAACTCATAGATGAATATAACTCATAGCTGTTTATATTATTTTTGAATGTTGTATCCTCTATAAATGTAATTATTAGTGGACTAAGTTGATTATATAAATTATTACCGTCGATGTAATCTAACTCCTGTTGTTGAATTTCATAGCTTGTATTATATTTTTTAAATTTGTGAATATGTAGACAAAATAAGATAACCACAAATATAATTATGACTTTAAATATCCTTAACATTAATATAGTAAAACATTTACTTTTTTTATTTTAAACTATTTTTATTTAAAGTTAATTGACATTATAGTAATCATACTAATGACAACAAGAAATATTGCACGTGTAAAATGGTTTAATCCTCGCGCTGGTTATGGATTTTTGACAGATTGTGACAACGCTGAGGACATTTTCGTCCATCATTCCGAAATTACTACATCAGGTAACGTATATAAAACTTTAACTCAAGGAGAATATGTAGAATACAACACTACAACGGACGATAAAGGAAAAGTATTAGCAGTTAATGTTACTGGTATTAAACAAGGACCATTACTTTGCGAAAGACCAAAAAAAAGTAGAAAAGGTGGTGACAAAAAAAATTCCGAACCTGAACAAGGAGCCGAAGTCCCAGAAGCTGTTGCTTCTTCTGAATAAATAACTGATTATATGTTTATAAAACATTTATAAAAATATAAAGTTAAACACCCTGATTATACTAATGAATAAAGATAACTATAAGAATTTTATAATTGGAGGTTTTGCAGGTGGAATTTCAAGAAGCGTTACTTCACCGCTTGAAGTAATTAAGGTATTACAACAGAACTATCCTAATACCTATGGAAAACAAGGTATATTGCGTATTTTAACGGATACAACTAAAAATAACGGGTTTAAATCGTTTTTCAAAGGTAATTTAACCAATTGCCTGCGAATAGTTCCTCAAAATGCAATTCAATTGTCAGCATTCAACTATTTTAACAATCACTTAAATGATATATATCCTGATAAAAAACGTATCAATTCATTTAACGCCGGTGCTATTGCGGGTATTATAAGTTACACAGCTATATACCCTCTTGAACTTATTCGAAGTAAGTTATCTGTTAATATTGATAGTAGAACAAAAGCATATAACAATTTAGGTTCTGCCTTAATACAAACTTATAAAAATAATGGAATCAATGGATTATATAGGGGTTGGATTGTTTCTTCTATTGGTATGATACCATATCAGGGTATTACTTTTCTTACATACAAATATCTTGATGATAAAATTAATATAACATCCAGTTACAAAGGACTTATCAGTGGTTCCTTTGCAGGTTTTGCTGCAGTATCAGCAACTTATCCATTCGATGTTATAAAACGTAAATATCATTTAACTGGCGAGATGGGAAATAAATCATACAATAGCTATTATGATATAATTAAAACTACATATAAATCATATGGAGTGAGAGGTTTTTACAGAGGTTTATTCGCATGCTATAGTAAAATTATTCCAAGTAGTGCTATATTCTTTTTTACTGTTGATATGTGTAAAAATATATAATTAATCATGAAAAGCTTTGTGGCAAAACCAACAATAATTGTCGTACCATCTTAAAAGTGTTTTTTTAATACATTCAACCATCGTACTCTAATATTATACAATAATATTAAAATACCTTATTTAGACTGTTTATTTAAAATCATTACTTCTGTATCCTTCTGTATTTTTTTCATTATTTCCTTATCTTTTTGTGCTAATTTTTGAGTCATATCATCAATGTATTTATTAGAACCTTGGTCATAATGCGAATTTATGATACCATATGCCTTATCTGTCATATTTTCAATAGTTTCATTTTTATCTTTATATTCCCATTTTGTTCCATCATAAACCTTAGCAAAAGAGTCCTTCTTATTTGGTATTTTAACATTTTGATTTTCAATATGTTCTGGATTAAAGTGGATATATTCTAATAAATTAGGTATACTTTTAATTGGAGCCTTAGCCAGTAATTGATCAATATATTCAGACTTGATATACTCTGTATTTTCCTTACCGAACGGTTGAATGACCAAATTATTTGTAGTATATGTATTACCTTTTTCACGTAATAAAACACTTATTTCTTTTCTCAAAAATTCAATCATTTCATCCTTACTGTCCAATTTCGCTCTATATTCTTTATCTATATCCTTTTTTATTTCTTCTTTCATTTCTGTAAGTTTCTTAGATAAATCTATAAGCTCATCGTGCGAATTTTGCACATAACAATTATATCGTTTTTTATGTTGCATTAAATATCTTCTATGTTTGAAAACTTTACCACAATTGTTACAGAAACATTCATTTTCTGAAATTTTTTTATTTCCAACGCAATCCAACGCATTTTCAACGCATTCCAACGCATTTTTATAAGTTTTTTTATCAATGTGCGTTGGAGCCAACGCATCTGAACGCATTTGAACGCATTTTTTAAATTTTATATTATTTGACTCAGTAAGTTCCAGAATACATTGATTTATTTCAGGACCTTTTAGGACGTTGTTACACGTTTTTTTTCTTTTGTAATGATTTAGCAGATGAGTTTTAATATTGGTATTGTATCCACAACGTTTACATGTATATTTTACCATTTTTTTATTCTATATTATATATTTTTATATAATTTTATATTGTTATAAATATAAAATTCTTATATTTGATTTTTTATAGATTTTTGATATAAAATTTTTTTCATTATTTCGTCTAGTCTTATCATATTTACCAGTAAATGTTATAAAAAGAATTATAAGTTTTTAGGAGGTTTTACAAAAAAATATAAGTTTTTTATATCCCCCCTTTTTGGCCGAGGGGGGGGGAATTTTTTAATTTTTGAAAAAGTTTTTCTGAAAAATTTTTTCATTGAAAAAAAATAAAAATAAACTATTTTTTTATCTTTCTATTTGAAAACTGAATTGTAAATAATTGATAGTTATTTTATGAATAAGTCATTTATAAAGCTATTTATACTATGTTATATAATATATCTATACTTAAACCTCCTAAAACCGTCATATTAAATATATTAAGTTATGAATTAAAATTTGATATAATATTATATTAAATGGTGTGTAATATGCATAATTATGACTGAACTGTCTTATTCTCCTGCAACTATGGTTGAAATATCTGACTATTATTCAACTGATAAATATCAACCAAGTTCTATTTATAATAACTGCGCATTAATTGATCCTAAAATACAGACTGACCCAATTTGTTGTAATTATGAAATGAGTGGATATAATTATAGTGGTAGTTACAATAAAAATAACTTTTATGATAAATTTGTGACCAAAATTCATAAAAAAGGTACTATTTCTCCATCCGGTCCACTGATTGAACCTAAAAAATATATTAAAATTAAGCTCAAAAAACATCAACAGCGGTCATTGTATGAAATGATTAGCCGCGAAGACTACAAATATCGCCTCAATGATGGTCCTAATATTTTGATGTATTGTGATAATGTAGGAAGTGGTAAATCTATTACTATATTATCTCTTATAGCCGAAAGACCACTTGTTAAATCTACCTGGGAAAATAAGTTTTATCTGCCCAAGCGGCCTGTTCAAGGTAAAATCAATACTGCTTCAGTGGTAAAAGCATGGAACGATATGTATACACCATCAAATTATTTCATGTCTGGATTTGAGTATAAAAATATTAGCATTTTCAACTCTAACTTAATGATTATTCCTCATAATATATTCAATCAATGGACAAATTATATAGATAATAACACTACTCTCAAAAGCTTTACCATTGGAAATCGTAAGCAAATGCGCATTTCAAGAAAAGAAATGTATGTAAAACTTAATGAAGTCCACATAGTTATTATAAAATCAACCATGTTTAAAGATTTCATTAATATTATGGATACCTATTTTGGCCGGACCAACATTGTTGCTGATAAATCACATATTTATTATGATTCTATGTTGGATAAAAGAAAAGAAAGTATCATGGAATGTAAATCAAATGTAGAAGTTGGGCCAATTGGATGGCCAAATGGATACGAAGAAGATAAACCTAAATATTATACACCTGGAACTGACTTAGATGATAAAAAGTTTTTGAGTAATAACAGTGGATACATGTTTCAACGAGTAATTGTAGATGAAGTTGACAGTATTACTATTCCAAATTTCCCATACGTTATGGGTAAATATATTTGGTTTATCACATCTTCAGTATATAACATTATGTTCCCTGCAGGTAAATGGAGTACTTATAGTACAACTTCTACTGCAAAAAAACTTTCATCTGGTATTTCAGGTACAGGATTCCTAAAAAATATGTTGATGAATTCTACACATCATAGATATAGTGAACCATATGTGTCAAGCAAAAATACGATGCGCGTATTTAAGACAATCATCCGCAATAATAATGATTTTATCAAAGATAATATGACTATACCTGAAATGACTAAAAATTATATTAGTTGTTTTACCCCATCCAGTATTTATGCTGTATCTGATGCAATTGATAAAAAGGCTTTGCAAGCACTTAATGCCGGTGACATTAAAACTGCTATTAAATATCTTGGATGCGATACTGGAACAGAAGATGATTTACTTAATATTGTCTCTAAAAATCTTAAGGTAGAGTCTGCAAAAATAAAAGAAAAAATCAGTGAACTGGATAAAAAAATCAACGAAGAATTGAATAAAAATGAGATTATTAAACTATTAATTTCGGATTCCGAGAGAGAAATGGGTAAAAATGATGAACTTGTTGGTGATTTGAAAGCCGAAGAAATAGAAATTAATTTAAAAGTGAAAAAAGCAATAGAAAATATCAACAAATCAAAAGATGAATGGACAGCTAAATTAAATCAAAATAGCAATAAGCTTAATGGTATTAAAGAACGTGTAAGCAATTCAGAAAATAAAGATTGTGGTATTTGTGCATCTAAAATGGAAAGGCCATCAGTTACACCTTGTTGTCACAATTTATTCTGTATTAATTGTATTACAACTGCACTACAATATTCAAAAGAATGTCCATTTTGTAGGCATCCTATCAATATTAAAGATATTAATGTAATCGTTAATAGTGGTTCAACAATAAATTCTGATAAAAGTGATAGACTTCCAACAAAAATTGAAAAACTATGTCAAATTATAAGTGATAAAAGCAAAAGATTTATGATATTCTCTGAATATGATGCTACATTCAATGAAATATGTGAAAAATTGAATAAAGACCAAATTAAATACTCGCTCCTTAAAGGCTCAAGTGGCAGAATCAATAATATTATTAGTAAATTTACTAATAGGGATATTAATGTATTGCTTCTTAATTCAAAAAATTTCGGTGCAGGACTTAATCTACAAATTACTGATGAAATAATCATTTACCATAGAATGTCAACCGACTTGGAAAATCAAGTTATTGGCCGCGCTCAACGCATGGGTCGTGAAAATCCGCTTGTTATTAACTATCTATGTTACGAAACAGAAATTCAAAGTTAATTGTCATTCAATTTAAACATAAGAAATCATAATTTATTATTTTATTATAGTATATGGATATAACAATTAATATGTGTAAGACTCATGGTAACAATTGTGACGGTCGTTGCATTGATCCAAATGTAGACAATGGAATGATGACAAAAGTATGGGGACCTACTGGTTGGTTGTTTCTTCACTGTGTAACTTTTGGTTATCCTTACGTAATAAATCTTTCTAATCCAGATCATGCCTATAAAAAACAACAATATAAGGCTTTTTTTGAAAGCGTTGGTAATATTTTACCCTGTAAATATTGTAGAGCATCTTATCTTGATTTTATAAAGGAAATACCAATTGATAATTATCTGCGTTCAAGAAAAGATATATGTAAATGGCTTTACATCATTCATAACAAGGTAAATCAAAAATTAGGCGTTACTGAAAATATTCCTACTTTTGAAGAAACACAAGAATTTTATGAGCAATTTAGAGCCAAATGTAAAAAAACAACTGAAGAAGAGAAAAAAATCAATTCTGAAAAAGGCTGTGTAAATCCTGCAGATGGAACACCAAAAAAATGCTTAGTTAAAGTTATAAATTGTAAAAAAGGTGATGTAACAAGAAGAGAAAATTCTATTGTTTATACTAAAAATATAAATACCGAAAATAGGTTAGAAAACTATACCCAATTAAATTTAAAAAATTGGATTATGTTCATAGGATTGTTGCTCATTCTTAACTTAATTGTACTTAAAACTATCGGTAAAAAATTTATATTAAAATATTTATAATAAAATAAAATTATTAGTTTATTATAAATGAACGATACAACAGTTTTTTTAATTATTTTAGTTATATGTTGGACACTTAATCCATTTTTTAAGAAACAACTTACTAATAAACTCGATTCTAATGAATTGTTAATATATAATCATTCTTTATGTACTCTGCTTATTTTTATTTATTTTTTATATTTAATAACGTATAATAAATGCAACTGGTCTAAATTAAAAACACTTACAAATTATGAAATAGGTGTAAGCATAATTGGGTCAATGGTAACTGTTTTTGCATCTATAATTCTACTTAATCTTGTTAAAAATGCAGATGTATCATATATTTTGCCTCATACTCAACCATGTATACTTATTTTAACCCTACTTATTGGGTTTTTCTTTTTTGGAGAATCAGTGACACGTGAAAAGTTAATAGGCACTTTACTTGTTATTGTTGGATTATTTTTTATTAATAAAAAGTAATATACTTGAATATTATTCTCTAAACCGTTTTATAATATCACGGTGTTGTTGAGAGCAATAGGGTTTTGAATAATCGCCTATTTTAGCAAATTCGAAACTTATAATATGTGTTTCTTTGGGGGATGCATTAACTAAAATTGCATAATCTTTTAATTTTTTAGGCGGTTGCATTTTCAAAAAGTAATTAGCTTCAGTATGCAACTCCAACTTATTCAATATATTATCAAGACTTTCTCTATTATTATTAGTAACATTGATTTTTATTGTTTTAATAAGCTGAGTTTTCCAGTTAGAAATGACATCAATTTCAACATCTTTAATATCTTCAATATCATGTATAAAACGTCTATATAAATAATCTACACTTGACTCATTATAAACTTTGTAATTAGCTTTAATACCTATACTTAACATATACTTTTGAATCAAATCTATTTTTTCAGGTGATAGTTCACTTATATTAATTGTTTTAGTTTCTTCATTACCAAAATGTATTACTAATCCTGTCATAAATATTTTACGCATACTCTCAAATATTTCACGGTCAGAATTATTAATATCTACAAGTGATAATTTGTAGTGAAATGGTTTTTGAAGGTCGCTCTTAAATAAATCTTCCAATGTAGAAATTTGCTCAGAGTCTTGGGACATAATATATATAATTTTAAAATAAAAATTTTTATTTTACAAATTACATAATAGAACACCATGAAGATTTTGGTTCTTCTTCTGTATTTTTTATTTTATTTTTTTCACAGTTGGTAATAGCTTCATCAATTACATCACTAACGTATTTCTTAACTACTTCACTGGCATTATCTTCTTCATCTTCTCCATCCTCTTCATGTACAACAATTTTAGGTGTATCAGATGTTTTTTCAATATTATATATTGATTCTATATCATCGCTAACATAATTTTCAATAATTTCTGATGGAATATTAACCATTTCATTATTACCATTTTCTAAATCTGATAGATAACCCTCAGATAATTCTGAAGTTTCATTTATTGTATAGGTTGAATATTTGTAAGGATCTCTATATTCGATCGTTTTACGAGAATTCTTAGGCGTGATTATATCATGTTTCAATATTTTTGGTATAACTATTACATAATTACGTTTATCAAGGTCGTATTCATGTATTTTAAGACTTAGTAAATCTTTAAAAATATGCAAGCCTGTTTTTGATGAATAATTTTCGTAAACAAGTGTTTTTTTGTCAATATTAACTACATCCCCCTTAATAAGCGAAATTTTATTAGTGTTCCTTTCTACAATCTCTTTCGATTTTTTCTTCATTGAGTTACGTTGAGAATTCAAATACATGAATTCATCTAATGAATCATCAAGTATATTATCAAACCAATTTTTATAGTCAACTACCGGGTTTGTTATTTTCTTTACATCAAACATGGGATTTAAATTAGGATATTTTGCAAGTTTAGACTGATATTTATTATCCAAATATTTTTTTGTTAAAAGAGTTGTAGGATTTTTAATATGCAATGGCGGAGGTAATGGTGGTAAACTTGAAAAGGAACCAAATGTTCCATAATTATCTCTTTTGTAGTAATAATCTTGGTTGTATGATTTAACAGTAGATGGTAATAATTTAGGCAATTTGTACTTATTGTATAAAGGGTCGGTTTTCCTTTTTGCAGTATATATATACTTTTTTTGATATTCGTTACTATACATATATATATACCAATATAATTTGAAAAATTTAATAATACGAAATTTATGCCGAACACATCGCACATTCAGGCTCTTTTTCAACTTCAATACTAAATGTCTGTGCTTTACTTGTAGCTCTTCTACGTAAATAATAAATACCTGTTTTTAAACCTTTGCTCCATGCATAAAAATGCATTGATGATAATTTACTAAAGTCTGGATTTTCTATCCATAAATTTAGACTTTGTGATTGGCAAATATATGCTCCCCTATCAGCTGCTTGCTCAATAAGCGATTTCATAGATAAATCCCATGATATTTTATATGTTTCTCTAATGATCTCAGGAATATCTTTAAGTTCGGAAATAGAACCATTAGCCAAAATAATCTTATCTTTTAGTTTATCATTCCATAATCCTATTTTGATTAAATCTGATTGAAGATATTTATTAATAACTAAAAATTGTCCTGCAAGTGTTCCACGTGAATAAATATTTGATGTAAAAGGCTCTATACATTCATTGAATCCAAGAATTTGACTCGTCGAAGCAGTTGGCATAGGAGCCAATAAAAGTGAGTTACGCATTCCATTAGCTTTTATATTTTGACGTAATTCGTCCCATTTAAATTGGATTCCTTCTACTTCTTGTATTGGCTCAACATTCCATAAATCAAATTGAAATTTACCTTGTGATATTGGGGAATTTTCATATGATGAATATGCTCCCAATTTAGATGTTCTGTCAAGTTCTTTTCTTAATGGTCGTAATTTATGATACAAATCATTAGTTTTTAAATTCTGTAAATTTAATGATGCATCATAAAATTCAGGAATATTGGATATATCAACTAACCTATTTTTTAAATCCTGAACAGCATTACACCTATCTCTTGATAATTCCATACTTTTCTCACATGATGCGTGGTAAATAGTTGCAAATATCTGTTTATTAAGAAGTTTAGCCTTTTCACTATCAAATGAACATCTAAACATAGAATATACATCAGCTAATCCCTGAACTCCAATTCCAAGAGGTCTGTGTTTTACATTTGAAATTTTAGTCTCTTCTACTGGATAGAAATTAATATCAATAACTCGATTTAAGTTATTAGTAACTACCTTAGACACACGGTGTAATTCCTTAAAATCAAATGTTGGTTGCATAAATTTGAATAATTCATTAAATCCACCAATTCTTACATTATTAATGTAGATTTGAGGGACAGTAGTAATCATATCATCATCATCATCAGTATCCCTATTTATTTTTGCAAAGAAATTATTTCGTTTATTATCATCATCTAATAGTATCTCTTCATAATCTACATCATATGATTTAAGGAAATCTTTCGAATATGTACAAAACTTACAATCTGTTTTGGAATACACTTTAACATCTTTCATTAATGAAGTATCATATTTTTTTACAAATGAACCAAGGGCAATTGAAGCGAGTGTACAACAAGCATACTCTTTATGGTCTGAATATTCAATAATTTCAGTACAAAGATTACTGCTTTTAATTGTACCAATATTTTGTTGATTGGATTTTAGATTAGACGCATCTTTATAGCATAAATATGGTGTACCTGTTTCCATTTGAGACACTAATACTTCTTTCCAAATCTGTACCGCTGGAATCTGCTTGATTACATTTTTTGGGTCTTTCTCTAATTCAATGTATTTTTTTTCAAATTCCTCACCATACAATTCACTCAAACCTTTACATTTATCAGGACAAAATAGAGACCATTGTTGTTTATGTTTAACACGTTTCATGAATAAATCAGATATCCATAGAGCATAGAATAAATCACGGGCACGTGCATTTTCATCACCGTGATTCTTTTTTGCCTCAAGAAAAGCCAAAATATCAGGATGATGTGGTTCAAGATAAATAGCAAACGAACCGTTACGTTTACCTGATTGATTAATATGACGTGCAACATCATTGTATACCTTTAACATTGGTATAATTCCATTAGATGTACCATTTGTACTTCTTACTTTCGAATTCTCGCCTCGAATATCATGAATATGTATACCAATACCTCCAGCCCACTTAGAAATTTGTGCGCAGTCAGCAATTGCTTTGTACATACCTTTTACACTATCTTCTACTCCCAATAAAAAACAACTTAACAATTGAGGCCTTGGAGTTCCACTATGAAATAATGTTGGTGTAGCATGCGTAAAATATTTGCTTGAAATAAGGTCATATGTTTCAAGAATATCTTTCATATTATCACCATGAATACCAATTGAAACTCTCATGATTAATTGTTGAATACGTTCCGAAATCTTATCATTGATTTTCATCAAATAAGCCTTTTCAAGCGTTTTATATCCAAAATAGTCAAAATTAAAATCACGTGAATAATCAATGTAATCATTTAATTTGTTCTTATTTTTCATAACAAATTCATATAATTCATTAGATATTAATGGGTATGGTTCATCATTTACATCTTTATTATTAAAAAGAATGTAGATTGTTTCTGAAAAAGATGGTGAGGTAATTTTATGATTATTAGATATAATAATACGTGATGCAAGTGTATTATATTCTTGGTGGTATACCCCTTTTTGTGTACATTGTTCTGCAGCAAGTTCATCAAGTTCTACTGTTGATACACCATCATAAATTCGCGAACAGACTTTTTGGGCAATTTCTGTAACATCAATATTATTAAGTAATGGTTTCATTTTACATAAAAACTTCATTCTATTAATCACTTTATCAAATGATACCTCTTGGAAAGTTCCATCTCTTTTTTTGACACGCATTATATATACTATAATATATCTTTTTAACTACTTATAAAAATAAATTTCTATTAATTTAAACAACATGCGACTTAAAAGGCAAAACTTTGTACCAATTCTGCGGCATTATTGCATATTCATAGTACCCTGTATCGTCATTTACGCTAAAATGCGATACTCCAAGAGTTGTTTTTCCAACCGCACTGTGTTCATTATAAACATATGCATGAATAATTTTAGCATAAAGTATTTTATCAGGTTCATTAGTGTTATAATCAGTTAACATTGCCATATGCCCTTGATCTTGTTCGCTGTAAAAATTACGTAAAAATATTGTACCCAATGGATATTTTTTTGTATAATCAAACTTTTCCAATACATCATGATCTCTGAAAAATACGGCCCAATATAATGTTCCACCACGCATAATATTACGGTGTTCGGGAATTGTTTTACCAGAATACAACATCAATAAATTAATGAAGCTGGAACAACACACCCCTTCCATTTTGAGACTGTCCAAAGATGGCAGTTCGTCACAGTGAAAATTATAATATTTTCCCTTTTCCCACCTTACATACTTGATATCAATCAAAGATTCTGCAAAAGAAATAACATTATCTATTTTTTCACTTACTACTGTAGACATTTATTGGTCTCATATAGAAAAAATAAAAATCAAATTTTTAATTTACTGAATAAATTACAAAAATTCAATAAATTATCAACAATTATTACCATCTTCAGCACATGGATGATTTAACTCAGTCCATTGACCCGGTACAGCCCAAGCACAACTTGCTTCAGTTCCTAATTGATTACTTCCCATCACTACTTTTACAAATCCCATTTCACCCCAGTATTCTCCCCAACTATTTCTAATAATCCAATATTTTTTATTGAGTTTTTTATCAAATCCCCACCCAACAATACTAATAATATGGTCAATTTCTCTACTTACAAGAGGTACATCAAGAACTCCTCCCTTATAATTTAGGATAGCATTTGCATTAATACCACATGCAATTGGTCCTCTTTCATATATTTCTTTCATCATATGCTTGTATCCTACAACAATACCATGGTCCCGTATAGTTGCGTTAGGATAATAATTAATCTCTTTGCAATAACCACCCATAGAAGTAAATGTTGAACACGTACGACAAATATTAGCTGGTTTGCAACTATAATCCTTAGATTTACATTCTTCTTCACTTGAATCACTGCTACAAGCTTCATATGCTAAACAGGTATCATATGGAATATTACCATATTTGTATATAAAATTATAAGCTGCCGCATGGTCACCCCCATTGCAAGTCCCTGCATTCCCACAGTTTAACAAAAATTGTACCGCCAAATTAATATCTGGTCCACGTGCATTCCGTGCAATTTTAATTCTATCGGCAAGAGAACTTAAAGCACCATGTGCCCAGCAAGACCCACAATATTGAGGAATGTGTTGATTTAAGTTTTTTGTTAAATAATTAGTATTATTTACATTAGACCATGTCCAAGATAGAGGTAAATTATCAATATTAATATCAGGTATTTCATGATTAACTGTTAAAAATTTAGGAACGTAACCCTTGTACTTACTAAGTGAATCTACATTTATTAAACTTGTTAAACCAATAAAGATGCTTAAAATTTTCATTGTAATTATATATATTGAATTCTGTTTAAGTCATTTTAAGTTCAAAGATATTTTATATTTATATATGTTATATGCACATTGCACTCCTTTTCATTGCCATTAGTTTAATTGTTATTAATTATTCATTTTATCAATCAATGTCTAAATGTACAAACAAATTTGGATATAATATTGTTGTCACCATTCCTAAAAAAACTATAACTCGAGACCCAGAAAAACTTCTTAGAAGAGATACATGTTATCTTAATAAAGAAGATAATTGCAAAGTAGGTTCTTATAAGCAATGCACCAATAATGTTAAACCAATAAGCAATTGTGACTGTAAAGAACCATATTTTGAACTTTGTTCACCCATTAGTTCAAGATCATCAAAAGATAATTCACATGTTTATGATCTAAGACATGTAGATAATCATAGGGTAAATATCTATAATTCTGAACAACCATCATTTAACTTATCTCACTAATACGAACCGCAAGTTCCTCGTAATATATATCACTTACAGAGTTTCTTAAATTACCTATATCAGGTATAAAAGTATGTTGTTTAATACTGTTAATCTGTGATTCTAAACCCAAATTTTCTTTTACATAAATAAAATACTCTTGAACTAAAATTATCCTTTTAGAAATATTTCTAACAAAATCAGTAAATAATTTATTAGAAATAATTCCATTAGAGAAAAGTATAAATATAGATGATATTGTTGTCATATAAAGTTGTAAGATAGATGATACTGTAGAAACACAAATTCTTATAGAGGTTTTATTATTATCAATGTACGTATTTGAACTATTTTTAACTTTTGCAATAAATTGATTGAATTTGTCTTCATTTTTACTATTATTATCACAAATATCCTTTTCTTGGCTCATTATTTTATATTTTAGAAAAGTCTTTATTTACTTATCAATGCGTAAAAATTTTAGAAAGATATTCGATATTAAAATTAAATGAGTGATGTACTTGAAAGACCATATATACCTCAAATAAGTAATTCTATTGAAAAATCCCAGGTATATACTCTGAATGAATACCGCAGTAATCAAAGTTTTTCAAGAGATAAGCATAATAAACAGAGAGCTGCAAGTCATAGATTAAAAAAAAAGAGAGAGAGTCTAATTCAAATTTACAAAGGTAAACCATTATTTATTTTCAAACTTTTACATGATAAAATCAAAATTGTTGATAATAAATTGAAAAATGAACTAAACACTCTTCTTGAAAAATATGAGAAAAATACATTAGCTATACGTAAATGTAAAACAGACGAGGCACTCGAAGAATTATGTAAAAAATTAAACACAATGTGTGAAAAAATAGAAACTCATATCAATAAAACTAATTTCATTTCATACATTTTAAAAGGATATTTTGTAAATAAAGATAATGTTAATTTAAAAGATGATCCAGAATACGCAGAATTAATACGTATTACACTCGAAGAAAAAAAAATAAAAAAAAAATAAATAATGAA